AGCTTCACGCCTACGCGTTAAACCACGCATCACACGTCCGCGTGCCTTGTTCCACTTCACGCACTCCTCGCGCGCACCTGCCCAATCGCCTGCGTCGATGCGTCGCTTAAACGTTGAGACCCGATAGTTCCCTAACCCGCAATTGTATGCCCACGACAGGACAGCTGCGAATCGGCGTGGCGCGGCGGAAACAAGCCTCGGTGATAGTTTGATAAGTCCTAATGTAAAGTGAATTAGGTGAGCCTCTAAGCGTTTCTCGCATTCCGCCATCGACCAAACGGTTGTTGGCGTTACGTCTGGGCCTGTTGTCCCAAAACCTATCGTGTAAGGATCGCCATTGGAACCTGGATCGGGATACGCGGCAACCATACCGTCTGGCAATACCTTAGCGCAGCCCTCAAACGGAACCACCAATAAGTCTTTGGCGATCTTGATGGCTTCTTTCATTGTTTCTGGTACTTCTCAATGGATCGGCCAACAAACCAGAATGACACGCACATGGTGAAAAGGCCAAAGTCATCCGAGTCCCATGATTGGTTTAACACGTCCTGCCAACTCGCTTGCGATTCAAACGCTAGGTATATGGCGGCAACCTTCACGGCTGCGTACATAAAGAAAAGCGACCAGGTGATACCGGGACGCACTAGCGCAGATATGGCCGCCACGAACCATCCAGCGGACTTAGCGGTTTCGGCTTGCTCTTCAAATGCGGCCTTGATCGTATCGAGTTGCGCAATGGAATGGTCAACGTATTTCTCTTCCATCTTGAACTGACCGCGCATCTTCTCCAAATCGGTTTGGAGTTGAAACATATTCAGTTCGTGCTGCCGTTCATTCTTCTTATCCATGAACTTTAGGATCTCTGGCGCGAGTCTGAATAGGCCGCCAAAGATCGAACCAAGAAGCCCACCGGATAACAGGTCAAACATATCAGTGCAACTTAAACGTTGTATTGATCAGCAACAGGATAATGGCACCTGCGCTTGCGATAAGGATTTGCTCCAAACGCTTTAAGCGGGCGTTGATGCCCGCGTAACGTTCAGCGCACACTGCTTCATGCGTTGACAATTTAGCCTCCACGTCTTTGGCGTTTGGTTCCACGGTTTACGCTCCAAGCGAATCGCCGCCTATCAAATCAGCGGCAATGATTTCAACAGTTACAACCTCATCCACCGTTGTTGCATATTTACCCTCAACCCATGTCTTGTCAGAGTGGTTCCAGTTCCACTGGTAACCTGCCATGTCTGCTGGCTTTGGTGGCCGTACAACCCACTCATGCGACCACCAGATGACTTCCATACCTTCAGGGCAGTCCGGTGCATCAGGCACTTGTACCCAGCCCTCTGTGCCGTCAGTCTCAGGTTTGGGAATACTTCCGTTTTTACTGTAGAGCATGTGTTACCTCACTGGACTGGGAAGGGTGCTGTTGGTGTGGTGATGGTTCTAGCCTGACCAATCGTTATGCGGAAATCATCAATGTAGCCAGTGTAATAAGAGGCGTTGTAATCACCACCCCTGCCTATAGCAAAACCAAAAGAAGCATTTCTGTAGGCTCCCGCTGTTGGGCTTGCTGTTCCATCGGAAGAGCCGTTGATGTATTGCGTAAGAGTTCCACCATTTCTTACAACAGCAACATACGTCCAAGTGTTTTGGGAAATGCTAGCAGTAGATGTTGCGGTGACAGATGATCCGCCAATGCTAAACGTAAACGATAGTTTACTGGCAGATGTAATTTCCCATAACCAATTATCGCTACCGGCAGCACTAAGTGATCCAGCAAAAATCATTTGTGTGCCTGCCGCTGTTGGATATATCCAGCACTCCATCGTGAAGTTGCCGCTTAACCGGTTAAGCAATACATCGTAAGGCTTGTACAAGTAATCGTTTGTACCGCTTTGTGGGAAACGCATCGACCCACCACCCCACTTGCTCTGTGTTGTGCTGATCTGAGCATTCCCAACAGTCTCCAGCACATTCTTGGCAGTGGCATCGACAACACCAGCGTTGGTGAAGTTGAGGAGGAGGGATGTGTTGGTGATTGCGGTGAGTGGTGCTGTGGGGACTGTAATGGTTGTTTGTGTTGGATCGTAAGGCGTTGATCCTGTTATCAAACGAACATTAGTGATATATCCAGTAACGTCCCCTCCATTTGATGGGTCTAGTCTACCGATAGCGGATGTCAATCCACTAAAGTTTGTTGATATCGTTAAGGCCCCAGTAGATGATCTTTGCCCGTTTAAGAACACCGTCATTTGATTTGATGCGTTTCTGCAAATAACAACGTGATACCACGTATTCGCTTGTAACGATTCAACAGTGAAATTGTTGTTGGTGACGTTGTACTGACCGGCAGTGATCGTAGTTCCTGACATACGGCAATCAAGGGCACTGTTATACCCAGACGTGGCTATAACTCCTAGTGGTGCTCGAAATGTCCCAAACCCATTAGTGCTGTAAATCCAAAACTCATAGGAAAAAGCTCCCGAACCCGCCGCCGTTCCTGTCCAAGTCAAATAATCCCCCGTCCCATCAAAGTACCCGCTACCACCCACTGCTGATGCTGAGTAGGACTGTGTAGGGGCGAAGGGGGAGAAGGGGGTTACTTGGGGTGAGCCTGAAGTGGTAATCGTAAAACCATTACCGCTGGCATCACGGAAACGGTTAGATTGACAGGTTAGTAGTGAAGTTCCTGAGATTGCTGTTAGCGGCGCCGTTGGGACTGTTGATGTTGTAAATCCAGACCCTTTTACGATACGAACATCTGCCATGTATCCTGTTGCAAAAATACCCCCTGTGTCCGTACCTATATTTACAAGACTTTGCACAAAATTTGTTGAGTCAGATACAGAAGCTCCTTGAACTCCATTGATAAAAAGCCTTAGGGTTCCAGATACCCTACTGGCCGCACAAAAATTCCATGCGTTAAGGGTAAGTGTGTTTGATGTTGTTGCAATAGTGCTAATCCCATAATTTCCGAATTCTAATGTCCTTGATGAAGTCATGTTAAGGATTGGAGCATTAGCAGTTGGAAAACTTATATTTCTTTGGGTTGCCGCTACCGTTGGATAAAACCAAAATTCTATTGAGAAATCGCCTGTACCCAAAGCAAACGCTGCGTTACTTGCTACCTGCAAATAACTAGAACCATTAAAATAATTCCCCCACCCCGTCTGGCTGAACGGAGAGAACGTGCCTTGCGTTGTGTTGCCGTTGCGGGTGATGGTGAAGCCTGAACCGCTGTTAGCCGTACCAGAGTCTAAGAACGTATTGTTCTGTGCGCCGTTAGTGCCGTTGCCTGGGAGGAGGAGCGAGACAAGGTTGAAGTACTGATCTTTGATCAGGCCGGACGTGAACCCATAAACGTTAGCAATGGCCGCGCCAAGTGTTGAAAGAACAGGCATATTCGCTGCTCCTTACGCAAACTTCGTTTGGGATGCAAGGATCGTGTAAGTGCTTGCAGCCGTTTTGATAATACTGAACACATAAGCGTCAATGGATGTTGTATTGCCCGCTGATGGTGCCGTTCCCTGCTGCCATTTGACGCTAACGTTAGTCGTTGTGCTATCAACCTGAAACCCGGTTGGGTAGTACCCAGTTGGGCCATTCGTCACGAGAAACGCGCAAGTGATAGATTGGCCTGTGGTAATAAAGTTGTTCAACGTTGTCGCCGCATCGCCACGAAAGTTAAACGTCCAGTTGGCGGAAGCGTTTGATGTGTAGTAGTTAACAGCGCGCTCGGTAAGGTCAACGTTAACCGTTCCGGTTGCCGCGGTTGCAGCAACGTTTGCCGTTTCAACCACGGGTTTGATAACCATCTTCCCTGACGCTGTTATGGCGTCCGTTGTCGAATCGCCAAGCGTTACATTTCCTGATGCGGTAAGCGTTGTGAATGCACCGGCACCAGCAACGGTTTGACCAATTGACACACCGTTGATCGTTCCTGCGCCCGTCATGTTCCCGCCAAGCGCAAGCGTCTTACCTGATCCGACGTTTAAGCCAACGCTTGTACCGCTGCCCGCTGCCGCGAACAACGCGTCGAGCGTATCCATATTCGTGTTGAGTTTGTAACCCCATGTGTCAGTTGACGCGCCAACTTCAGGCTTGGTAAGTGAAAGGTTACTGGTTGTTGTATCGGCCATGATTTACCTCGTTATGCGGCATCCCGCCATGGTGAATTGATTGGCGTCCATGTGTTGGACGGATCTGTGATGTTTGTCCAGGTGGTGGTAACAGGTGCAACGGGTTCCCATTTCAAACCGCCATTAGCTGACATGCTTGTCGTGCTGATAACCGTCGCTTGTGCCCACCAAGTTGTTGTGGGATCAGCTGTAACGCTTGATTCGGCTTCGGCAAATGCTGAGTTACCAATGTCAACATCGGCCTGAGCCGTTGCAGAGGATTCCGCGGCGGCTGTTGCCTGGCCGCTTGAGAATGTTTCAGCGTTTGCGGTAACTTCACTTTCTGATGCGGCAGTGGCAATCCCGCCCAGGAATCTGTCACCGTTTGCGGATACCGCGCTTGTACTTGCAGCGGTGGCAGCTCCATCCACCAAGCCTTCGCCCGTTGCCGTAACCGTTGAAACACTTGCCGCGGTTGCTGCGCCATCCTGAACAATCGAACCCAATGCACTTGCATTGCTTTCGCTTGCTGATGTGGCTTGCGCGTTTCGGTCAACTTGTGCATCAGCCGTTTGGCTTGAATCGCTTGCAGCGGTTGCGCTAACGCTAAATAGAATGCTTGCAACCGCGCTAAC